GTGTACATTTAATAAATGCTCAGGCCATAACATTCTCCATAAACCACAACCACTATAGTCAGCTAGATAGTTAATACAGCGAGGTAAATCCGTAGGGTCTCCAGACTGTTTAGGAGGAGGCTTGGGTCGGGAGGAGTTTGATTCTCCAGACGGTAGAGGTGGGGGACCATATGGAGACGAAAACGGAGATGAAAATGGGAGACCCTGATTGGTAATCATTGATATTATTTAAACTCCTTTATCTAAACATCAACACTTTTAACGCGTGTCGTTATACCATTTTCCTTTTGAAGATATATTATTTCCGCATTATCGGTTATTGACTTAATAGCTTCTGGTCGATGTGTAATAACGAAAACACATTCATTATTAGATGAAACTCTATCGTTAAGAATATTATTAACTAACTCTACACCCTTACTGTCTAGACTTGAGTCATATAGCTCATCAAAGAAACTAACATTGTATGCAACGTTACCTTGCATGCGTCGCGCATCGGCGAAGGTAAACAAACATGCTAAATCTATATTTTTTCTTTCTCCGTCTGAAAAATTATAATAAGAACAAATTTTATTATTATCGTTTATAATTTCCTCTTCAAAATATTCGTTGAAGACACATATGCAGTTTGCGTCCATTTTTTTCAAATAGTATGCAAGTCTACTATTAAAAATCTGCAATATTTGTTTAACAATATATGCTTTAACCCCTTCTTCGGATACTACAAATTTACCAATATCAATGATATTCATCATATCACGATTTTTTTCAACCTTTTGCGATATATCCTCTATCTCTTTCTTAACTTCATTAATTATAGAATCTATATTTGTTTCGGTTGATTTAAGGTTTGCAATATCTATTTCTAGACTCTCAATCCAACTCTCATGCTGTTTTATATTTTGCTCAATATTATCCTTAGATGAAGCTTCTACATTAGCTACATTTAATTTTTGTTGAATCTTTATTAAGGATTCATTTAATTTATCCTTAACGGATTGTAATTTACTAATTACCTTATTACAATCTTCAAGATCTTGTTTTCGAGTTTTTATTTTCTCGGCAATAATTTTCTTACCGTCAGATATGCAATCGCGATCATGATCCTCAATCTGACGTAAACAAGTTGGGCATTTATTTTCTGTTGTACCAATATTCTTATAATCTTGTCCATCACGTTTTATATCTGTTTTAATTTCAGCACAAATTTCAAGCTGATCTCTTATTTTACTTTCTACTCTTTCAATACCATCTACAACTTCATCTAATTTGCTTTTGATTGCAGTAGTATCAGCCTCTTTTATTTTATTTAATTTATTTTTTAAATCTTTAATAGTTTTTTTATTGTCTTTATATCTTTTATTGTAGTCGACTAATTTATCTTTTCTACTCTTAAGTATATCCTCTCGTTGATCCTTATAATTGGTCTGGGATTTATTTTTTTCCTCTAATTTAGTTAGATCGATTTCATAGTCTCTTTTTATTTCATTATAATCATTTCTAGCTAGCTTTAGCATTTCCCCGAATACCTCTAAGGAAAAAATATTTTCAATAAACTTACGCTTAGCAATAACCTTCTGACCCATAAACGGTATGGTATTGTTAGAGGTCATTACTACACAATTTTTAAATATCTCTCCTGACGCTTCTATTAGTTCTAATATATACTGTGTTGTATTAGCTATTGAGTCACGAGTTATATCTTCCCCATTTTTTATTAATATTAGCTTCGAGGGGTTTAAAGATCTTTGTATTAAGTACTCACTAGTCTCCTCAGGGGAGGTAATTTTGAAATTTAAAGATACATTACATTTACCGTTGGTAATATTATTTACAATAAGGTCTTTTTTATTTATATCTCGGATAGTTTTACCAAATATAGCAAAATAAAAAGCATCAGCTATAGTGCTTTTACCTACCCCATTTTTACGATCTATTTTATCCTTATTGTTACCTGTAATGACATGCATTCCAGGTTTAAATTCTATTTCGATCGGATCTTCTCCAACAGAAAAAAAGTTTTGCAATTTAAGGGTTTTGAAAAATACGTGCTTCATTAGTGCGTAACTCTTTTATATAAATCATTAACATATTGAACAACCGGCTCATTATTATCTATATCCATTATGTTTATAAATTCGGTTATTGCTCTCTCCATATCAATTCCCGAAAAATCATGCTCACCCTCTTCGTCAATCATGGTATTGAAATTAATATCATGCTCTACTTCAATTTGTATGGGTTGTAAGGCTCTAAATTGTTTAAAAAGAAATTCCGAATGTTTGGTAGATATTCTCTTATCAATAATAAACTTTATTATATTGCCCTTTACAATCTTTTTTAGATCGGCTAGAGGTACTTTCTTTTCCGCAATCTCAGATAAAAATATTTTATAAAATCGAGGCGATATATTATTTTCTATAAAATCAATGTTATTTGTATCTAAATCAACAAAATATATACCTTTTGTATCCCCGGCGTCACCAAAATCCATCTGAAACGGATTACCCACATAAATGATTTGACCTTTTTTTAGCTTTCTCTCAGATCTTAAATGAAAATGTCCTGTAAATGTTAGGGGTGATTTTTTAAGAATATCGGAAGTCTTAATGCCATGGTCACAAATTTTAAATGAATTGAGCTTGAATGACTCAATCTCGAAATGACCAAATAAGATATCACTTTTAGGTATATCCTTCTCAGAGGTACCCCATGGTATAAAAGATATCTTTTTACCGCCATCCGTCGTTATGGTAGTAGTCTTATCTAGAACTGTAATATTATCTCTCCCGTCAAAAATAGAAAGAGAATTTACTGAAGATGACTCTTTATAATAACAATCATGATTACCCGGAATAAATGTAATATTATAGTCCTTCAATTCATTAAGAACTTTAGCGGAGTGAGATATAGTATTGGTTGCGATTGAGTCTCTATAATGGTAGAAATCTCCGCAAAAAACAATATCTTTTATACCTCGACTGTCCACAGTACTCTTAAACCACTTGACCCAATCAAGAGTTATCTTATGCCATATAGGACTATCTCTATGTACACCGATGTGTATATCACTAAAGATAGCAATGTTACTTGATTTAATCATAAATCACTATCGTAAAAGTCACCTTCTTCTAGATTAGATGTATTTTTTGTATAAACTTTACCGTCGCTGGAATCAATCATATGTCTTTCGTAAACTTCTTCGCGATATTCGGTTTCTGCTTGATGTAATCGTTTTTCTTTTTTAATTCTATTAATAAACGATCTAAAAGCTATGGTAGTAAAATAGGAAAAGGGATTATATTTTGATGTTACATCGAAATTTTTATTTTTTAAAGCTGCATACATCTTCACGATTGCATCACCTACCATCTCATCTCTATATGTATAATCTTTAAATTTAGAATTGTAGCTTAAACCTGTTGCTATTTTATTAATGCATTCTCCGAGATAATCTTCGAATTTATCGCTTTGATAGAAACGGGCTATTGCATCCTTAAACTCTTTAGGTTCTACATAATAATTGCTCTTATCTTTAGTCTTTGCCATAGCTAACCTTCATTATAGTAGATTATTATAATAATTCAACTCACTAAGGTTCCTTTATTGTAGAAATATTGAATGGTATATTCTCCTTTCGATATATTTCTAATCTTTTAGTTAAATGTGATATTCCATAATGTAGTTGATCGGCCAGATCAATAATAATTAATTTATCTTTACTGTGATGTTTTCTCAATCCTCTACCAATCGATTGTACTAAACGTATAAAAGCCTTTCCTCCACTCGCAAAAATAATCATATGTATGTTTTTAATATTAATTCCTGTAGAAAATATAGACGACATTGCAATACAAATAACCCCGTTATTATTCTCCATACTCTTTTTAATTTTCTCTCTATCGTCAACCTCTACCGATCCTTGAACAAAATGAACTTCTCTATCTGAAATATTATTAAGAGTATCTAAGAGTATCTCGCCATGAGCTATATGATTAACTAGTATTAAAATATTATTTTTAAAATTACTACTTACCTGTTTTATTATTTTGTTACGATATTCACTCTCATATAAAAAATCTAATTCTGCCTTGTATCTTGCCGTCGATGTAAATTCATCATCCTTAAAATATGTTTTAGGTTTCTTTTTATACTCAATTTTAAGAATTTTAACCTCCGCTGAAGTTAAAAATCCTTCTTCGCGAAGTTCATTACTACCTTTCTCATAATATACCGGACCTGTCTTTCCGATTATTGACCACCTATCCATCTGCTCCTCTGGTAGAGTACCAGTAAAGCCATATTTATTATTAGTATATATCTTACTAATTAATTTACCTATTTTGTTCTTATGTTTTACTTTATGAGCTTCATCAATAACTACTAAATCTACATGCTCTATCCATGAATGATCATCAAACTGACTTTGAACAATTTGATTACTCGCTATTACAACATTTACATTAGTATCTAATTTATATTGAGAGGTCCATCTGCAAAAAGTAAATGGTACATTATACTCTTCAAAATCACTGTATGTCTGCTGTACTAGACCGCGGTCAGGTACTAATAACAAACACCTAAAATCTTTATCTCCCTTAGTTTTATTAATAACATTATGTATAAGAGTAGCTATTGTTAAGGTTTTACCTCCACCTGTCCCTAAAACGCAAACCCCTTTACCTCCTTTAAGAGCATTTTTTAAAATTTCTTCCTGATAATATCTTAATTCTAGATTATTATCTAAAAAGATGAGATCATCACTAAAACCGCAATCTATAATCTCTTTAACTTCGCTTGTAAATGAAATCTTACATGTAGGTGCAGATTCTTTTATTGTTTTTATAACATCAGATAAGAGACCCGACTCAAACTTACCAGCAGGGGTTATAGAGTATAGCCTTCTAGGTGCGAACTTGGACTGATATGCAGCTGCTTTATTAGGTACGCTAAATTTCTCTCTTATTTCGTTTAACAACACGGAATTATCTGTTTTTATTAAACAGCGATTATTATTTATTGAGTAATCAATCTCAACTTGCATTATAACATCTCAAGCTTCATAAGCTCAACAATATTTTTTATATCCCAAACCATGGAGGTAAGGTTTTTCTCAGTTTTTTCTAAAAACTCAATAATTAATTCTAACTCCTTACATTTATTTGTAAGTTCCGTCATTTCACTACTACCTTTAGCCATTTTGAGAGATTCTGGTATACTCAAACGCGTTACAGACTTTTCTCTAAGCTTTTCAGCGATTTCTCTCTCGCGCTGCTGCTTTTCTTTATATATTGAATTTAGCTCATGTTTATGTCTTATGAGTCTAGCAGTCCAGTAGTGTCTTCTCGCAGGAAGGCGGCGTTGAACCTCGCTCACGTTCATTTCATCTATAGAAAGCTCTAATTTAAGTTCCTCTATATATTTTTCGAGAAGATCCATCACATTAATATAAATACTAATATGGAGAAATCCAATCTTTATTTTAAAACATTTATAAAAATACTATCTGAGGACTCAATCGCCGGCGATGGGGGATCGTTCGGGGAATTGCAACCTACTGATACTACATTTAGCGGCGATAATTATGCACCAGGAGATGCGCGTAATATATTCGGCGGATTACCTAATAAAGTCCAAAGAAGAGCTAGAATTAGTACAAAAAAACGTAAAAAACGTAAAAAAACTAGAAAATCTCGTAAAAACCGTTGACTTATAAATCATGGGAATAAATAACTCTTGGCTGGGGTTGGGAGCCCCGAATAAAAACGGCCGATAAAAATGATAAATTTAGGCCATTGGGTTACAGAATTAGAGATACCAGAAGATCCGTACGGATTTATATACGTTATAACAAATACCGATAATAATCATAAATATATCGGTAAAAAACAATGTAAAACTATCCTTAAGCGCGCCCCTCTTAAGGGTAAAAAGCGAAAAAGGCACGTCGAGAAAGATACTGACTGGAGAACATATACCGGATCGTGCAATAAGCTTAATTCAGATATTGAATCGATCGGTAAAGACAAATTTATTTTTGAAATTATTAGATTCTGTAATAATAAATGGGAGCTGGCTGATTTCGAGATGAAAGAGCAGCTAGAAAAAGACGTTCTTATAAGTGATCAGTACTATAACGGTATTATTAATGCTAGAATTGGTAAAATTC